AACCGTGGCACACGAATGCATACCTATTTAGAAAACTATTGTATAGATGGTACTATCAAAGAACGTGGTAACAATCCGTTTAGTTGGCAATCACACGCAATGGCTGAGACTGTTATACGTGAAGGCATGTGTAACGTTGATGAAGTATGGGGTGTAGAAGTATCTATGTTCTTTCCTGGCATCTATGCTGGTACTACAGACTTGGTAGGCATACACAATGGCGAACATGCTATTATGGATTTTAAGCAAACCAACAAGCCTAAGAAGCCCGAATGGGTAGAAGATTATTATCTACAATTATGTGCATATGCAGAAGCACATAACGAAGTGTATGGTACAACTATTTCTAAAGGTGTAGTGTTAATGTGTGTTAAGCCAGAGATAGACGAAATGGGTAATTTACAAACTGAACCACAGTACCAAGAGTTTATTGTTCAGGGAGATGAGTTTGAGCATTGGCGTCAACAATGGTGGAAGAGAGTAGAGCAATACTATATAAATACCACTATTAATGTATAAATACATTACTAGATAAAGGTGGACAAATGGCAGTAATTCAAATTTCAAGAGTGCAACATAGACGTGGTTTGTTGCAAGATCTTCCGCAATTATCCGCAGCCGAATTAGGTTGGGTAATTGATAATCGTAAACTTTATATTGGTAATGGACCAGTTGAAGAAGGTGCACCAATAATAGGTAACACCGAAATCTTAACACAATATAGTGACATTTTAGGCGGCATTAGTTCGTATACCTACAAAGGAACAGAAGTTGGATACATTGCCCAAACTCAAAGTGGTTCTGGTAATGTACAACGAACACTACAAAGTAAATTAGATGATTTTGTAAGTGCAAAAGACTTTGGCATTATTGGTGATGGAACAACTGATGTTGCAACTAAGATTAACTGGATGTTATTTCAGATATATTGCCGTGAAGCAACTAATACCAAGAGTTTAAAAAGAATCTTCTTTCCAGCAGGAACATACATAGTAAAAAGCCCAATTAAGATCCCTGACGGATGTGTAATTGTAGGCGAAGGTGCAGAGAATACAATATTTAAGTATACTGGTTCAACAGCCGACTATGTTGCAAGAACTGCTGATAGTGCTCAACAAACTGGTACAAATATTGGTTTAAGCGGAGCAACATTTCCATCAAATATTTCAATATCACAAGTTAGTTTTGAAAATACAACTGCTTATACTGCATTATTAATTGAACGTGCAAAATATGTTCATTGTGATGATGTTACATTTATTGGTAATCATGCAAATGATGATTCGTATCCAAGCACTACAGGTGCAAGTGTTGGTGTAAAGGTTTCTAAAGAAGTTAATGATACTAGTTATCATATTACATTTAACCGTTGTGATTTTAAAAGAGCAAATTCTGCATTTGTAGTTGATGCCGAGATTAACAATGTTGTACTAGACAAATGTAATTTTCATTTATTGTACCGGGGTGTAGTAGTTGGAGAAAATATTGTAAATAGCGGACCAGCAGGCGTAAAAGTTAATAACTGTTTGTTTAACAACATACATCATTCAGCTATTAAGGTAATTTCTGTAAAAGACTTTGTAAGTTCGTTTAACACATTTAAAATAATGACTGCAAGTGGAACAAGTGGTGCTGGGTTTCCATTAGCGCCGGTAGTTGAATTCAATAGTGATGACAATTACAGTATCGGTGATAGTTTTGAACGTAATGATGCTGATGCTAAAACACATGCTCGTGTTGAAACAAACAATAAACGTGTATATGGTTTAATTTCTGGCAAATATATTGTTTATGGTACTCATTATCAAGAACCTGGAATTGAACAAGTATTAACAGATAATGCCTCAGTTGAAACAGCAACAACTATAGACCTTGATGAAGCAGTTCTTACTAATAGTAAGATATATTTTACTATTACTCGTAATCAATCATCGGCTACGGGTGTATTAACAATTACTGGTAGTAATACTTCGGGTTATAGTATGGATGAAGAAAGAACTGAAAATTCCAGTACAGGTGTTGCATTCTTTATAACTACTGCAACTGGTGTTGTTAATTATACATCGACTAATACTGGTCATATACCGACCTTGCATTATCGCATCGAGACACTTAAATAAATTTAACTTAAAAGGTTAATATGTTTGACCTACGACCCGAAGATAGAATTTCTGAATGGCGTAAATTCAGAAATGGTATTCAGCATCTTGACCGTATGGAGATGTTACGACAAACAACAGACTTATGGGCTTCGGCTCCATTAGTAAATCACTACTTGGACATGGACAATTGCGAAACTTGGCCTGATCCTTGGACACTAATCGTGGATAATATCTACTGTGATGCCGCTAGAGCATTAGGTATGTTTTATACACTTTTTCTTACAGAAAGATTTGACAAACGGGACCTAGAGGTAGTAGTATATAAGAGTACATCAGGATATGAAACTGCATTAGTGGTTTGTGAGAAATATGCTCTTAATATTATCTACCAAGATGTCGTAAATACAACGTCGATCAATAGAACAGATTTGTATCGTACATTTGATGCAACTGATCTTCAAGCAGTAAACTATCTATAATAACAGGACTATCGATTAATGACAGACATTCAAATAAAGAAACGTAATAATACCGACGAACTCTTAGATATTGAAAAAATGCACAAAGTTGTATTCTATGCTTGTGAAGGTATTACAGGTGTAAGTGCAAGTGAAGTTGAAATTAAAAGTAGTTTACAATTCTATAACGGTATTACATCAAAAGAAATACAAGAGACATTAATTAAAAGTGCCGCTGATCTTATTAGCGAGGAAACTCCAAATTATCAATGGGTTGCTGGAAGATTAATTAACTATCATCTTCGTAAGAATGTATACGATAGTTTTGTTCCTTGGCCTCTGTTGAAAACAGTTAAGCATAACGTTGATAAAGGTTATTATGACCCAGCAATCCTTGAACAATATACCGAGGAGGAATGGGAAATACTAGACGCATATACGAGACATGAACGTGATGAAATACTTACATACGCTGCCATGGAACAATGGCGTGGAAAGTATCTTGTACAAAATCGTGTAACTGGTGAAATATATGAAACACCACAAGTTGCTTATATGATGATATCAGCAACACTATTTGCTGATTACCCAGCATCAAATCGTTTACAGTATGTAAAGGATTATTATGATGCTATTAGTAATTTTGATATTAGTCTACCTACTCCTGTTATGGCAGGTGTAAGAACACCGCAAAGACAATTTAGTAGTTGTGTACTAATTGAAACAGATGACAGTTTAGATAGTATTAATGCTACAACAAGTAGTATTGTAAAGTATGTTTCACAAAAGGCAGGCATTGGCATAGGTGCAGGGAATATTCGTGCCTTAGGAAGCCCTATTAGAAACGGTGATGCATACCATACAGGAGTTGTTCCATTTTACAAAATGTTCCAAGCGGCAACAAGAAGTTGTAGCCAAGGCGGAGTTCGCAACGGAGCGGCAACACTTTACTATCCTATTTGGCATCTTGAAGTTGAAGATCTTATTGTTCTTAAAAACAATAAAGGAACAGAAGAAAACAGAGTCCGGCATATGGACTATGGTGTACAGTTTAATAAACTAATGTACGAAAGATTAATCAAGGGCGAAAACATTACATTGTTTAGTCCAAGTGATGTTCCGGGACTTTATGAAAGTTTCTTTAGCGATCAAGATAAGTTTAAAGAAATATATGAACGTGCAGAACGTAATACAAGGTTACGAAAGAAAACAATTCGTGCTAGTGATTTGTTTAGTGCATTTATGGAAGAACGTAAAAACACTGGACGAATATATCTTATGAATGTTGACCATGCAAATGAACATGGAGCATTTAAGCCAGAAGTTGCACCAGTTAAACAAAGTAACTTATGTTGTGAAATTAATTTACCTACAAAGCCGTTAAAAGGGTTTGACGATGAAGAAGGTGAAATTGCATTGTGTACATTAAGTGCAATTAATTGGGGCAACATTAAAAAACCAGAAGATTTTAAAAAGCCATGTGATCTTGCTGTTAGAGGATTAGATGCATTATTAACATATCAAAATTATCCAGTTAAAGCAGCCGAACGTAGTACTATGAAACGTAGACCGCTTGGTGTTGGTATTATTAATTTAGCATATTGGATGGCTAAGAATGATATGACTTATACTAATCCTAATTTGGATATGGTTGATGAATATGCAGAAGCATGGAGTTATTACTTAATCAAAGCCTCGGCGACTCTTGCAGTAGAACAAGGAGCATGTCCTGGAACTAACGAAACAAAATATGGTGATGGCTTGACCCCAAACCAGACGTATAAGCAAGACGTAGATGAGCTGGTGCCACACCTAGAAAGAATGCCATGGAATTCATTGCGTGAGCAATTGAAAGATACCGGTATTCGTAATAGCACGTTGATGGCTTTGATGCCTGCAGAAACGTCAGCACAGATAAGTAACAGTACCAACGGAATTGAACCACCGAGGGCATTTGTAAGTGTTAAACAAAGCAAACATGGAATACTTAAACAAGTTGTTCCAGAATTTCGTAAACTAAAAAATAAGTATGAATTACTTTGGAATCAAAAGTCACCAGAAGGTTATTTGAAGATTATGGCAGTATTACAAAAATATATTGATCAAGGCATCAGTGTTAATACAAGTTATAATCCAGAACACTACGAAGATGAAAAGATTCCAATGAGTACTATGTTACAACACTTGTTAATGTTCTACAAGTATGGTGGCAAGCAATTGTATTATTTTAATACAAATGACGGGCAAGGAGAAATTGACGTCAGTAAAATGGATGAGTTGCCACAGGGAGACATCGAAGATGAAGACTGTGACGCATGTACGATATAAAGGAAGTTTGATGAGTGTTTTTAATACCGATAAAAAGAAAAATCATATTGAAAGTAAAGCCTTCTTAGATGAAAATGGAGGAGTTTCAATTCAACGTTTTGATACGTTAAAGTACAGACAATTTGATAAGTTTACAGATAAGCAATTAGGTTTCTTTTGGAGACCCGAGGAAGTAGATATCACTGGAGATTCTAAAGATTTTAAAGACCTTACTACACACGAGCAACACATCTTTACAAGTAACCTTAAGAGACAAATTTTGTTAGATAGTGTACAAGGTCGAGCACCGGCAGAAGCATTTGGTCCTTTAATTAGTATTCCGGAACTAGAAGCATGGGTACAGACTTGGACATTTAGTGAAACTATACATAGCAGAAGTTATACACATATTATTAGAAACGTATATTCAAACCCAAGTAAGATTTTTGATGAGTTAATGGACATTCCAGAAATTGTAGATTGTGCAGACGATATTAGTGGATACTATGATAACCTTGTTACTTTGAGTTTGCAGTACCAGTTACTCGGCGAAGGTAAACACATAGTTAATGATAACTTGTTAGTAGTTGACAAATACGAATTAAAAAAAGCACTTTGGTTAGCAATTAATAGTGTTAACATATTAGAAGGCATACGTTTTTATGTTTCATTTGCATGTAGTTGGGCATTTGCTGAACTTAAGAAAATGGAAGGCAATGCTAAGATTATTAAGTTTATTTGCCGTGATGAGAATGTACACTTAGCAAGTACACAGGCATTATTAAAGATTCTACCAAAAGATGATAAAGACTTTATTAAGATTTCAAAAGAAACAAAAGAGCAATGTGAAAAAATGTTTACTGATGCAGTTGACCAAGAATGTGCATGGGCAGACTATTTGTTTAAAGATGGATCAATGATTGGTCTTAATGCACAATTGTTAAAAGAATATGTACAATGGACGGCTAATAAACGTATGACATCAGTTGGTTTAACAAGTCCATACAAAGGTGGTTCCAATCCATTACCATGGACACAGAGTTGGATTAGCGGAGGTGATGTACAAGTTGCACCACAGGAAACAGAAATCAGTTCGTATGTATCGGGTGGAACTAAGCAAGATGTAGATGATACTAGTTTTAAAGGATTTAGCCTGTGATTACAATATACACAAAAGACTTATGTGGATTTTGCCATATGGCAATGAAATATTTAAAAGAAAACGAAATTGAATTTAAGGAGTTAAACATTGACTATAATTCAGAAGCTCGTGTATTTCTTAAAGAAAATGGGCATACAACTTGCCCGCAAATCTACAACAGTGGAAACTTACTCGTCGAAGGTGGTTGCGACGGATTACTTGCATTATCGAAAAAAGAGATACTTGAACGAATGAACGGTCCAGACTTGGGCAAATATGCAAACATATCGTTGTAACTTATAAACAACAATTAAGGAAATATCAATAATGTTAGTAACTTCAAACTTTAAAATAAATGACGTAATTACTTTTAGATTAAACACCGGTGAAGAAATAGTAGCAAAGTTAACAGAAGAAAAAATGGATTCTTATATAGTTAGCAAGCCACTTGTGATTATACTGCAAGAAAAAGGACCGGTAATGGCTCCTATGATGATTAGTGCAGATTGGAAAACAACACCAGTAAACATTTATAAACATGGTGTAACAATGAGTGCATCGACTGTTAAAGAAATTAAAAAAGCATATTTAGAAACTACTAGTGGTTTAGATCTAAGTGCAAGTACAATAATCTAACTTACTTGTTACTAAGCATTATTCGTTAAATAAATTTGAACTATCAACTTCATCAACTACTCCTAGTAAAAATGCCGCACCAAGAATTAGCACGGTTATTATAATAGGACTTAATATCATTAAAATCCAGTAGGTTCTTATTAAACCGTAACCATGTTCTAATCTATAAGCACGTTTATGTTGAAAGTAACCTACTATTTTTTTGACTCCTGCTTTGATTTTATCAGTTACCCATTCTCCTATTGCATAACGTACTAAACGCATTAGAATAAGAATAGGCGAGCTAATTACATCAGCCACAAGAAGCACTATGTCAACAGATACATCAACACAATGATCAACAGTACACCACTTTTTTAAACGTTCTTTAAGTTTCATACAATTATTTATTGACTTTTTTAGATTTTTATGCTATAAATAGTATACAATGTAGAAGCACAACAAACGTTGTACAGGACCCGGGGGCGGTACCCGGCGCCTCCACCATAAACACTTAGGAGAAGAATATGTGCCCAGCATGTTATATTAACGGACTATTATTTTTA